AATATGTAAATAAATCAATAACTTAGGTGTATTTTTACTATGACAGAATATGTTTATACATGCAAGAAGTGCGGTAAAAAGTTTACAAAACACTCTAGTTATTGCATTCATTTTTACAAGTGTAAATAACGAATTTGTCGACTTTTTGGGGCGTTAATCGCAGGTCGGCATTCTATTGGGGGAGAGGTAAAGATGTTTTATCTCGTTTTGATATTTTTCTTAATTGGGGTGCTGACAACGTGTTACTTCGTCTTCAACTTCATAAAAAAACAGATATCTAAAATTGTGTGATTAGCACGCTCATTAGGTCAAAAAGATATGTCAGTAATGCACGTTTGTAGCCAATTATCTCAACCTGACGCTAACGGGTTGCAAGTGTGCCTTGAATGGGTACTGATTAATCAGTCCATTCTTCCGCCTTTAACTCTCGAAGAAGCCACTATGTTGGGCGGGGGTTTCTGGTTGGTTTGTGTTGTCGCTAAGTCATATCGAATGCTAGCGGATTTTATTTCATGATAGGGAGAAAACTTATGGCTTTACAAAATGTTGAGGTGATTCAACAAGAAGCTCATAAAAAAACATGGTTCCAACGTTTCCGCAAATCTGCGAAATATTCGTTGGTTGTTCCTACAATGTTGGCCGTAAATGCTTATGCAGCAGATGCACCAGCAGGACCTGAAACAGCATCAATTATTACCTATATCGGTTTAGTTGTGATTGCTGTAGGTGCTGTTGGTGCTGCATGGATTATGGTTCCGCTTGCAGCCAAAGGAATTAAAGCGCTCGTTCGAGCATTCTAATTGATTGTGGGCTACCAGCTACGAAAAAACAGCGAAGCGAGGGCCCGCAGCTAGCTGTTTTTTTGTAGGGGTAAGCCCATGTCAGAAATCTTTCCATACTTCGTTTTACTGCTATTCATTGTTAGCGGTTTTATCTTGTTTAAGTAATTGGGGATTATTTAAATGAGAAATCTAAAATATTTGATTTTTATAATTATTAGCTTGTTTTATGTTCCTTCTTATGCTGCTGAATCTTCTGTTTCATATTATTTAGCTAATTACACGCCTAATTTTCGTTCATCTTCAATTAATACAACTTGTCAATCTTTAGCATCAGATATTCAGTCGAAGCTGGGATCATCTAGCACTATATATTTTTTAGATAGTGCATCAATAACTGACTACTCCGGTTATAACTTTGTCTGTGTAATTGGAAGAATGCATTATGATGAGCGTACAATTCACGGCTATTATTATGGCTATAAAGAAATACAGCAGACTAAATGCCCACAGTCGGGAACTCCCATTCCCGTTTATTTTGAACCCAATTCTCCGATTCCCTTGCGAACTTGTAAACAAAATTCCGATGGTACTTACTGTATTACTGAATACACTGGCGACAAAAATAAACCTCTTGTTATTTCTGGTAATAAATATCAGAACATTACACATGCATCTGTGAGTGAAATTCCTTCTCCTTCATGCACCCCTGAATTTTCTAAATCTAGTTGTGATCCGAAAGACCCGTATGGGGGATGTTATCAACCGCCTGATGATGGCTGTAACCGTATGTCTGATGGTTCTATTTACTGTCCTCCTGATGTACCACCTCCACCAATTCAATCTGGATGCTCTAACAATGCAACTTATTGCGATATGCCTCCGACTGGTTGCGGTTCTGATTATGTTCCCGGTACGTTTAATGGTCAGCAGATTTGTGTTAGAAAAAGTAATCCGCCTCCAATTGATCCAATTGATCAACCTCCATCAGCATCCGAACCTCCGCCGATTGATCCGAACGATCCGCCTCCGACTTCGGCACCACCGCCTATTCCGAACGAAAGTAATACGATTTTACGTTCAATTCTTGATGCTATTAATGCGGTTAATAACAAGCTGACATGGCTTAAAGATGAGATTGTTAATTCTGTTAATAACGTTTCAAGAACACTTGGTATAACTAATCAAAAGCTTGATGCTGTTAATTCATCAGTTAAAGAAACAACTGCTGCTGTCAAGCAAACAACGACTGTTGTTAATAATGTAAAAGCTGCTGTAGATGCTAATGCAACAACGGTAAAAACGGCTGTAGAAGCGAATACGGCTGCTACAAATGGCGTTAAATCTGCGGTTGAGGCCAATACTACTTCAACTGCAAATAAATTAAATGAAGTTGTAAATGCGATTAACAATAAGCCTGTTGGCGGTGGTGGTGGTACTGCTGTCAATTTAGAGTCTACGAATAATTTATTAAAAGGCATTCAGGATTGGCTTGCAGTATCGGATGACACTAATCCTGAAGATGGCGAAATTAAGGTAGTCAAAAATGAAATAGATACTAATTTTGATGGAAATCTAGTTAATGCTACGGGTACTTGTCCTCAGCCAATGCAGATTTCCTTCTCGATTGTGCAGACTTATACAATCCAATTTAGTTATGAAACCTTTTGTTTAGGTGCATCTTTGGCTCGACCGTGGATTATTTTTGTCGGCATGTTAACGGCTTTCTTTATTGTTACTGGTCATTATCGAGGTGGTAGCAATGATTAGAGGATTAGTCTTTTTATTGATGTATGTAGGTGAGAAATTCTTATCTACTGCATTTAAAAAATTACTGCTTGGTGCAGGTTTGGGCCTTGTTTCTTTTGGGCTTTCACAATCAGTTTTTTCAATTTTACTTAACTATGTAAATAATCAATTTCAGCAACTTTCTGGGCTTTTTTACCTAATTGATCTTGCTGGGGTTGATGTTGCTATTAGCTATATTTTGTCTGCTATTTCAATACGCATAACAATGGACGCGGGCAAATTATCGATTAGGAAACTTCAATAATGTTATACGCTATCGTTGCAAAGCCTGGTCAGGGGAAATCGTATTTTGCTGTAGTTCGAATGTATGAAGAACAGCAAAAAAATTTAGAAAATCTAAAAAAGAATGCTGCTATTTTTGATGAAAATAGAAAGCTATTAGAGGAACGTGATTTACTAGAACGGGACTTCACCTATAACTATGAAATTGGTAATCAGAAGTTTGAAAAGACTTCAAATTATGAATATTTTGATTGTCTTGAAGATGCTGAACAATTCCCTGAATACTTTGAATATTACTTTTTCTATAACAAGTACATCGAGCAAATTACTAAAGATGAAGGCATTGCATTAACTGCCTTGCTTCCAGTTAGACAGATTTATTCGAATATCAATGGATTAAAAATTCAGGGTGTGTTGCCGTTTCCTAGTCTTGATTGGCGTAAAACACCGATGGGATCGATTCATTATATTGATGAAATCCGCGATCATCCTCCTTATAACTGGGATGGCCGAAAAGTATGTGAAGATCCAATCATTAAAGAAATGTCTAAGGTTCGTCATACTGATAAGGATGTATGGCTAATTACTCAAGATGCTGAGGATTTTAACTATTCTCTTAGACAGCTAATCGATAAGCTGTATTTTGTTAAAAGACCACCTCAAAACCCACAGGCTTGCGGTATTTATGTATTCGATAAATACATTAGTCGCCCACGTGATGCAGCAGATTCATTACGTGATCCGAAGAAGTATGTTGATTATTTCCTGTTAGTTTATAAAAAGAAATATCAACGAATGTATGTGAGTGCGTCTTCACATACATCAATGAAATTTAGGATTCCACCTAAAGTTTTTTTCTACTCACTATTGTTTATTGCCATATTTACGATTGCCATTGTCGGCTTTATGAAAATACCTATATTTCAAAGTTTTGGTAGTGCAATTAAGCAAATGACAGGACAGGAAAAAGATGCATTTAGTCAGTTAAAAGCAGGTCCTCAAGCTACTCCAAATCCGTCTGAAACGATTGCTGACAAGTTAAAACGTGAAGCTGAGTGCGGTACTTTAACACCAGAACAATGTGCTGATTTGAAGCATCCAGAAGTCAGAAATAAGCAGCTTCAGCAAGTAAATGACGTGCGTATGGAGACTATTGCAGTTAAGTACAATCCGAATAGACCATATGAAATGGATACTTCAAAGATTGAATATCAAGTGACTTCTAAACCTGTCTTTGCTGGTTGTATGAAGAAAAACGGCAGATATGTTGCCTATACTGAACAGGGCACAATTTTACATGATGTAAGTCAATCAGACTGTCGAAAGCTGATTGAGGATAATGACCGTCCGTATAATTACTTTAAGCAACAACCACAAGGCTTTGGCGGTCAACCACAGCAGGTTCAGCAGCAAGTTATGCCGACTCCAGTTCAACACTATGACGCTGAATTTGTCGCTAAATATCAAGCAGCTAAAGCACAAGGTTTAATTTAAATTTCTTTCCCTTGATTACAAAAATCGTCTATTTGATGTAACGTAGCGGTATAGAAAAGTGTCTTCAGGGGAATTGAGACACATCGAGTAAACAATTAAATCTTGTACAATTTTTGAGTGTCTCAAGGCGTAGTCTAGACACTTTGACGGGGGAATATATGACACTAGATTTTTCGTTTTTAGTAATAGAACACTCGACTACATGGGTTGATGTTCTATTCTCTGTTCTTTTTGCTATTTCTATTATTATTTTCTTTATTTTCAATTTTATTCGAGAACCTAAATGGCAACATGATGACGATCAATATATCCCCTAATAGGAGTTACTTATGGTCTGTTTTGATGATAATGAATTGGAGACGATCTATACCATTATGCTTTCTTATGGTTTGACTGATTCTGCTTTATCTATTACTAGAATTATTGATCAATCCCATTATTTTTGTCACCAGTGTCAGAGGCTAATTAGGATTGAATATTCTGAACAACATTTACAAGAACATAATGAATGAAAGTTCGC